CACGGAACCGAATGGCAAACCGTCCCTTGTCCAATGTGTCGTAAGCGCATCTCTTATCATATAATGTTGAGATCATTTGTAGAGACATGTACTTTGGAGGACGCTGAAAAAATAATAAATGACACTAATCTGCATCTTCGTTGCCATCTAGAAATGTCGTTGTTGCATGTGGCTGCTGAAGCCGGAAATTTTGCAATGGTTCGCTATTTGATAGGCAAGGGACTACGTGTGGAAGACACCAATTGTTTCGGGTTGACTCCGGTGTACTTTGCTGCGGTCCATGGTAAGACCGAGACCGTTCGTTATTTGGTCGAGACTTGTGGGGCAAATACGCGTATAACAAATATGTTCGGTCAAACCATGTTAGATATGGTGATGAAACAAAAAAAATATCCGGAAACTATTACATACTTAAACAGCATTGGAGCCGAACAGGCCCATCCCTCAAAGATTATTCTCTCAGTTGAAGAAGTCGCGCCTCAAATATTGGAAAAATTACTGGTATCTACATTTTCGCGGCTTCCGCTTATACGCTGAAATATATGATACGGGTTTTCATATCTTTTACATTTAATCACGTAGAAGTATTTATTAATATCATACGCGGAATTACGCGTAGTCCGACCGGATATTTTCCCGTAACCTCTCTTGTTCTTTGTGCCATTATGCTTCGTCGTCTTTTCCATATTTCTTGTCGTTCTCGATACACCCGTCGCCAGGTTCTCTGTACGAGTCTCAGCCAAAACGTTTTAATAATCACATGATGTACTCCCTCCGCACTGATATGCAGTTGTAAAATATCTATTTTGGGTCCATGGAACCGGCGGAACATGCTAGATAGCCATAAATATTGGGCCACATCGATGGTGCGGTGTCGAAAAAACACTGCGGGGGTAATGGTGCCTGCTAGTATCCAGTGTTGGTTTTCCCATTGTAATGTGGATGCCCTCGTTCCTACTGTGGCAAGGACAGCTGACCCCATGTTCCCTGCCACGATAACAAATCGGCTCTCTGGGGCACACGATCCCAGGTAATATTTTTTATCCTCCTTTTCGGTGTAGTAATTTTCGTGATCTTCTTCCATGATCGCACCATACGCTGCGCTGTCTATCGAATAATCGTCGTCTTCTGAGAAGGGCTCGGACCCGGTACTATTGGTACTACTGTCACTGTGACTGTCCCAATAGGGGGCCCAATAAGGGGTGTTGTCGTCCTCCTCTTCCGCGTCCGATTCTATCGGCGAAATCATATTTTACGTAAAAGTATTTCTACCATCGTCAGTTGACAATAGAAAACTTCAATTTTTAAGGGAAACCGTAGGTTTCCCTTATGATCCCTTCCCTATCAGGGGAACCTACGGTTCCCTCAGGGCGCTTTCTATGGGCGAAGCCCAAAAGCCCAAGGGTTGAGGGCTTCGCCCTCTGACCCCTCAGACCCCTCCCTTAAACATTGAAGGATCTTGGTAACTGCTTTGAGAACCACCTTCATCCGACCTCCTGCCTGCCTTCGGGGCATGGGGGCATAGTTTTACGTTAAATGTTAATAGATATATAATTTTTATTTTTCATCCAAAAACTTGCGAATAGGGATCAAGGAGAACCTGTGTTGTTTACATAGGTTGCGTAGAATTATGCCCCCGAAACCGGCCCCCGAAGGGGCCGGGCCTTGGCCCCCAGTATATTATAAAAAAAGATAATAGCGTTATTATAGTAGTGGAAAACAACAGTAAAAGCATGTACGATACCATTGTTATTGGTGGCGGAATCGCAGGAATCTACGCAACCTATCAAATAAGCAAAAATAACCCCCAAGCCAAGGTTCTCCTCATCGAGAAAGAGAACCGGTGGGGCGGGCGTATCTATACTTATCGCGACGAGCACATGACAGTCGAGGCCGGGGCCGGGCGTATCAACGGGTCCCACCCGCGCACCATGCAGCTGATCCGTGAGCTCGGTCTTGCTAAGAAGCTACGTCGCATTAATGGTTCGGTCGTGTTTCGCCCCTCGGATGGCAGCGGACACATCGAGTCTTCCACATCGGATGCCCCGAAGGTTGTAAACTTACCCGAATCCATACCACTTTCTATAAGGCCGGTTCTCGATAATGCCCTCGATGTGGCCCTCGGTCCTAAGCTCCTTCCGAACGCCGGCCTGGTTCTCCATTTAGTCGTCTCTAGTAAGGCATATTCAAAAGAGTACTTACAAAACCACACTTTAGAGCAGTTTGCCTGCAAGGTTCTCGAACCTGAACAAGTCGAGTATATTAAGCGCTCGTTCGGGTACTATTCGGAATTGGTGATCATGAATGCCTATGATGCCATCAAATTGTTGAATTCGTTGTCGCCGAGTAACGCCTTTTATAGTTTAGAGGGCGGTCTCGACCAGATCATCGATAAAATAATCGAACGCATCGAACAAAACCCCAATATCGTCCTGCGGAAGCGGTGTGAGGTGAGTAAAATCACGGATCAGGGGGCCGGGTTCTCGGTCGTTGTAAACGGTAACATTGAAACATGTGTGAAGTGCATTTGTGCTCTACCTAAAAAGGCTTTGTTGAAATTGTCGATATTCAAGCCGATCCGACCCCTTCTAGACGCGGTGACTTGTGGAACATTATGCCGGATTTATACCCACTATGATAAACCGGACCCGAAAAGCAAGGTTTGGTTTCACGATGTAGACAAGTTCACCACGGATAACGACCTGCGGATGGTTATACCGTATAATTCGAAGGAGGGTACCATCATGATCTCGTACAGTGACAACATATTTGCGGATCGTTGGCTCAAAACCTACGAACGCGGCGGTATTCGTGCCGTCAACGACAAACTACGCTTGTGCATCGAGGACATCATGGGTGCAGCAGTACCTAGGCCCAAACATACCAAAGTTTTTTACTGGGACTGCGGGGTGGGCTACTGGGCCGTGGGTGCAGATAGCCACGCAGTGGCCGAGGCGATCAGACAGCCCTTTCCGGGGAAGAATTTATTTATTTGTGGAGAGAACTATTCGGAAGACGGACAGCAGTGGATGGAGGGGGCCTTGTCAGGGGAGCAGGGAAGCAGGGAACCTACGGTTCCCTTGCAAACCCTCCCTTAAGTGAAGCTAATTTACAAAGGTGGTATCCAAGGTGGTTTATTGTTTAAGGGAGGGGTCGCAGGGTCCGAGCCCTCAGAACCACCTACGGTGGTTCAAGGTTGCAAGCTTCGCTTGCTGACCGAAGGGCTCAACCTGGATCGGCCGGAGGCCGATTGAGGGAACCGTAGGTTCCCTGCTTCCCTGCTATGTATTTATTATTTTGGTGATCGTACTTCACGTCCCAGACGATTTTCCCTCGTGTCAACCTATAATATTCTCTGTCCATTCCCCGGCTAATTATGGGATAGTCGTAGGTAAATGTTCCGTCCACAGACACTTCGCCGTGTATAGTGATTGTGTTCTCAGACTCGACAAAGTCCGCATCATATTCCAAATATTGTGTTGTAGCCTCCGTAAAATCCATGCGTGGCCACTGAAAATGGTTGATTCCACTGTCAAAATAACATAGATCCGGGTTCTCCTTCAAACACTTTATATTGCATTCGATGAAATCCTTATAGACTGTATCCCCCAAAAAATATTGGTGATCTGCCGTTATTTTATCGAGAACCGTCAAAATGGTGTTATATAGATCCGCCCCTTCTGGGTATTCGACTAACACATCGGCTTGTCCACTCGGATAATCAATGATATAGTCGTAGGGCGATCCGTTTTCCTGTAGACCTACCACCTGCAGTAAAAGTTTGTTTCCCCGTAACAAATAACACTCTATACTGGCTTTGAAGTAATCTTTATGTGGGTCGGGATCGTCCATATGATTCTCTTTTATATTGAAATCACGGTAGACGTAATTCGGTAATGGACGAATCGTGTCGTCGTTCTCTACTTGAGATAAAAATTCGCGAATTTGTTCGGGTACATTGGACATCTTAAATTGTAACATATTTAATGGAAAATTATCTTTATATTCTATAACTTGTTTTGTATGTCTTTAACACCAAAATCTGGGTTGACGATTACGCGTAAAACTATTGTTGGCGGGGCTCGCAAAACCCGTAAGATTCGTTATGTCATCACCGACTATACCCGCGCACAGGCTAAGCGTTTGGGGGTCACTATCCGCCCTTCCACGAACCCCGACAAGAAGTTGGACGTCTTTAAGGACGGGGTCAAGGTCGCGTCGTGCGGGGCCCGCGGTTACAACGACTATCCCACGTTTTGGCGTAAATTCGGTAAGAAATATGCCGATAGCCGTCGCCGTTTATATAAACAACGGCACGAGAAGGATAGGCATGTGGTGGGGTCCGCGGGGTATTATGCGGATAAATTGCTCTGGTAAGGGAAACCTACGGTTTCCCTTTAACCCTTCCCTTTTGGGGCGCCGATAGGCGCCCTGAGATTCATTATGTAATTATGTTAACCCGGTTGTTAAGATAATTTCAAGTGCCTTAAACGTTCGCAACATTTGGTGTGTTTTACACCCGTTAAAATTTGAATCCGGATACCTAAGCAGCCCGTTGGGCTGCAGGAGGGGAACCTGACACAATTCATTTACAGGTAACGTTGCCCTTGAACACTTAACCGTGCCCTCTTCGGGGGGTGCGGTTTTAATTGTTCAAGGATGTAATCTATTTATAGGTTATTACATCACGAATGCTAGTAAGACGATTCCTGAACCACCGTTTCCACCACTTCCATTACTGTTTGAAGTGGCACCACCACCACCACCAGTATTCGCGCCACCACTGCCCGAAAGTCCTCCATTAGCGTCTGATGTTCCGTTACCTCCAGTAGTCAATGTACTGCCACCACCCGTTCCACCGACGTTGGTCCCTCCATTTAAATTCTGAGCACCACCGCCGCCACCTCCACCCAGACCACCGGCTCCACCCGCGCTTCCACCTCCACCATTGGAAGAACCTCCACCACCTCCAGCCCAATAGTACGTTCCATATGGCGCGTAATTGTAAATGCCCGTTACGGAGGAAAGACATTGTATACCCACCCCTCC